CTTCTGTTGCCTCCACTTGCATCTGGGTATATGTAAATCTTATTCATAGGGTATCTGGCTTTAATCTCTTGGGCAATGCTATCTGTATCGTGACTGCCACTAATCTCATCAAATATTAACAATTTTTGATTTTGGACAATGCCTATTACACAATTCATATTCCCAATGTTAAAATCTAGGCCCAAGCGAAGTGGCTCTAATCCTACCTCTGGCTTGATATTGGTCACGTTGTTTTCTCTGGTAAAGCGATCATATACTTGCCCAGTAGTTAAATTAATAAACTCTCCATTGAGGTAAGCTTGCAACATTGATGGGTCATAGTTGCTTTGCATACGTTCAATGAAGTCACTAGGTAAGTGTGGGTTATCCTGAGTCCTCATCTTGATTAGTTGCCTATCTGTTCTCTCCTTTGCTTCATCTGTACCAAAGGTGTTGTATAGCCATCTGAATCCTTCTGGTGTACTGGCTGCACAAAACTGGCGAACATTACCAGCCCTTAATCGTCCCAGTATTTTAGGGAAAGCTTTATCGGCAATAGCTGGCGAAACAACATCTATCTCATCTACAAGTACATGGCTCAAGTTCAAACCAATAATCCTCGACCAGTTCTCGAAGCTGCGGCATAATAACTTACTATCACCCTCCTTAAAGTGCAAAGTATATTCTGGAAGCGGACTAGCTCTGAATGTGTAAGGTATTTCATATTGCTCTAGAAACAACTCAAAGTCTGTTTGCCATATATCTCTGATAAGCGGAGCCGTAGGTTCCATAACAGCACCAATAAATCCAATATTCATAGCTGCAAGCTTCACAGCCATACTGCATAAAGCTCTTGTCTTACCAGCACCATATCCAGCAGAAAGGCCAACTATTTCATTCTGGTTATCAAAGAACTGTTGCTGCGGTGGGTGTAAATCAGCCCTTATCCTGTCTAACAAATCATCAGTATCAATATCAACGTATCGACTACCAACATGATCTAATACAGAACCTTCCCTATTGAGTATGCTCAAGACATCACCTGACCGACCTTTGCCATTGAGTTAATACAGCCTAAAGCCACTGTTAACTGCCCTGATTTCCTTGCCTCTTTTGCTAGTGATGCATATTGAGCTAAAACTTCCGCAGTAAATTGTCTCCTATCAATATCAAAGTCTTGCTTGAGAATCTCCCTTGCATCTGACATATAAGAGTCTACAGTCCTTGAAGATACACCCCATTCAGTCGAAGCAAATCGAACTATTTCTGATCTAACAGTGCCAACAGACAAAAGACTGGCTACTTTGTTCACTCTGAACTCATGCTCATTCTTGCTAGTTCTGCCGTTAGACACTATGGGAATATGGTTTTTATTATTCTAAATGTAGCGTCAATCGTCAGTTTTTGTCGATTTTAATTGAATATAAGTTCTTTTTGAGTTGTGTTTTTATTAAATTTTTTAGTATCATTACCCCAACAATCCCAGCCTTGTAATTCTTCTCTTGCAAATAATTCTATTCTTGGAAGATCACCACTACATTTAACAATTAAATCTTTTACAAAATCAGGTTTTCTAGAATGTTGTCTTTGTAAGCTATAAAATATATTTTTTGTATTTCTGTTGTTGCAAAGTTTTTTACCTTTAACACCAAAAATTATATGTTCAGTTGCACCTCTAAAGTAATATCCCATGCCCATAACTGGACTACCATCTTTGTAAGTTTTGACCCAAGTAAGCAAAGTTTTATATTCAAAACCCCAACTTTTGCAAACTTCCAAACCTTCAGCAATAAAAGGATTTGTTACCCAAAGATAAAGATGACTATTTTCTTCAGCAATGTTATTAACTTTTAAATTTTTTATATCTTCAAGAGACATAACATCATATTTACTTTCAGCAGATTTACCCCCATTTCTTTTGTATTGCCACGCTGGGTCAGCATAAATGATGCTGTATTTTTTATTAGGTAAAGGAATCAATTTTTTTCTTTAACTTTTTTTTGCTCTTCCCAACTTCCTATGAGATATAAGAGATCAATTACACGCTTTCTAGCGGCCAAGATGCGGTCATTGTTGAAGCTATCAAAGTCTTTATTTTTCATATTTGGCTTTTTGGATTGCTAGTTTACAAGCTTGTGGCTTGTATGAAATACCTCTTCCCATTGTTCGTATCCAATGTATGTTTTCTTTTAAAACACCATTTTTTCGATATTTAACAAGAGTGCCTTCAGATTTGTAGCCCATCATATCGGCAGCGTGTAATTGCTGATAAAAACCTTTGCTAGCATAGTATTTTCTTTTATAAGGGTCGAAAGGGTCGCTTTCTGTTTTCTTTAGTTTGTTTTTTTCATTTTCCATTTCTACAGCAATTTTGTCATGTATTTTTGAAAGCTCATATATTAAAGGATTATCTTCAAATTTTGTTTCAGAGACTTTATCAGTTTGTGAGATTGATTGAAGTAATCCAACTTTAATGTGTCTCCACTCTCTTTCTGTTAAATCAATTTTCATATTTAAAAAGGCAATGTAGATTGACTAAATGACTGTTGTTTTTTAGGTAAACACCAAAGATGTTCTTTCTTTCCATAGTTTCCCATTACATATTCTTTGGTTTTTTCCAGTTTGCCATCATCAGATAAGTTTGTCATAGCTCTTCTGATTGATGTAATAGGGCAGTTTAATCCTGAGATAGAAAGCACCATTGATGGGCTTAATGGTCTTTCGTATTGATTAAAACAGTTAATGATCTTTTGTTCCTGTGTTTTAGCTTTAGATTCTGATTTAGCTAATTGATTTGGGTTTTCTTGAATGGTGTTGTAGAAAGTCATAATGATTTGATTTGAAAGTTTGCTAATTGATCTTTAACTTTTTGTGCTTCTGGTGGTAGTGCAAATTGTTGGTTTTTAATATTTTTTTGTATGAGCTTGTTCATAAGCTTTTCTGTTTTTTCCCAGCCTTCTTTTCTCATATTGTGTATGTCTCGAACAATGTCTATTGGTATGTCTACACCAATGTTGTTTCTTATGTGACCATCTGAATCTCTGTATCCATGAGAGATTATCTGACCATCTATATCGTATTGAGCATTAGCTGCATTGCAGTAACATATCAGAGCTAAATCCTGACCAGAGAACCGCCTTCCCTTGTCATCAATGTCATAGTCTGGCAAGTGGCTGTTTATTAGCTTGTCTGAGTTGCTGATAATACCTGTATCATTGCAAGCATAACAAGTGTATTTCGGTGCGTTGAAAGTAACTTCTCGATCAACAGCAGACCGCTTGTAATTCTTCATGGGGTGTTAAAAGGGTGTGTTTTGTTTGGGTTTTCCTAATGTAGTTTTTTTATTAGATACTGTCAACATATATTGCTCGAATTGCCCATTTTTCAAGTAACGAAAGCAGTCGGGAAAGAGTGGCGTAAAGTTATCATTTTTTAATTGCTTTGATCTGGCTCTTACATCGGCCTGTAAGCAGTCAAGTATTTTTTCCTGTGTCTTTTTACTTAACTTACTAAATTCGGCTTTTGCAAGCTTTTTAGATTGCGATACAACACGCATTGATGTTGGTATCTTTCTGTAAGCTTCCCAGAATGGTTCAAAAAATTTATCTACAGGTTTTTTCTTACTTAAAGTTTTATAGTTATTTGTTTTAGTTATCTTTGTTTTAGTTAGGGTCGCTGACAACGACTGGGGGGGTCGCTGTGGCGTACTGGGGGGGTAGTTCTCAACGACTGGGGTAGTATGTATCAACGACCCCGCATGAATACTAAGATCTGACACAGGAAGTGTCTTGCATTGATGCCAAATTGTGACTCTATAACAGTTTGTTCTTTGGCCGTATTCATTGATCCTGTATTGCTTTTGTAGTAAACCAAGTTCTACAAGTTCAGCAACTGTCTTGATAACTTTGTCTCTGGACATCTTTGCATCATTAGAAATGGTCTGGTAACTAGGCCAAATATTTGGATAATAGCTTTGCAAGACCCATATTACTGACAGTTGATATGGTGTTACTTTGCCCTTTAAAGCTGTTGGCAAAGCTATGAATGGTGTATTCTCTGGAATAAAACTCATTTTCTATGGAATATATTATTTCTGTAAAAGGCATGGAATCTGCCCCTCAAGGCA